TGTGTGCTACACGTTGGCGATCTTCATGCAATTCAGCCAGCTCTTTACGCAGATTGTTCATGACAAATGATTCCATTGCGGTGGAATCTTGTATCATTTTTTCTGCATAACGTGCTCTGGCATCAATGAGTCCTTGACGGTCTTCAGCTAGCTCGCCTAGTTCCGCTTGTAGGCGGTCCGTTAGCATAGCTTCTACAGCTTCAACCATAGCAGACTTGTCGTGTTCGTACTTTTGTGCGAACTCTTCACGAAGTGTTGCGGTGACGTGGTCACGGTTTTCTTGAATTCTGCTTTGCCAAGCAGTTTCAATTTCCGATTTTATTTCTTCGGAAATCACATTGTTTTCAAACAATTGTTTTACGATGTCTAGCATGTGATTCTCCTACTGTTATTTGAGACCTCTGATGATTTTCACCAGATTCTCTGCTAGGTACTTTTGTGCCTTGGGGTCGCCTTGAACTTCTTTTGCCATTGTAAATGCCTTATATCCACCTGTTGTATTCATCAAGTGTTCGTATACTGGAGTTGGGTAAGCTCCCGGGGCGCTGGGTTGTGCCACAATGTCTACAGTGATTATTTCAAATCCCTGAACATTACCACTACCATCTACCTCGCCTGAGCCTCTGCTCGATACACCCAACTTCACTCCCGACTCCAACATGGTCTGTACTAGATTGCCCATTGGAGTGGGAATTATTTTTAGTTTTCCGTAGCCGTTAGGACCATCCATCCACATCTTGGTAATCATATGACTAACACGATCTAGATTGATTTTTAAATCCTGCGGGTGATCCAACTCTCCGCAAACTGAATATCCACCGGAGATCTGTTCGTTGAGCGTCTTGACAGCCTTGCCAATCTCTTGAGAAGAATAAATTCGCTGATTCTGATTGCGGATATCTCCTTGAATGCAGATACCGTTCAGGTGCAGCGATTTTTTATCGCCCTCGCCTTCGCTCTCCAAGACAATCTTTGCCTGGTCAAAACTCAATTGTTCACTGAGGGTAGTTTTCACCGTTGCGTCCTATTATCTACGGCCACGGAAAAGACTTGCTTTATCAACCGAACCGGAAGAACCACCTGCTCCGCTGAATTTACCTTCAGCTTCACCTTTCTTCTCTGCACCATGACCTGGCTCTTTCTTGCTGAAAGCACCACCTGCCTTGCCGCCTGGAACGTTGATATTACCTGCGTTATCTTCTTTTGGGTTGCCTTTGAATAGGCTAGAACCCTTTAAATGTCCTTGATTAGCTAGCGTTACTGCTTCGTCTTTGCTTTGTGCAATGTTAGAAGCTGTGCCGCCCATGTCGTTTTTACCTGCTACAATACTTTTTGTGTTAGCAGGACCTGCAGATCCGCCTGTGCCAGAAAATGTGCCTTCTGCACCACCTTTCTTTTCTGCGCCATGGCCGCCTGCAACTTTTTCTACGTACTCACGCACTGTGGCTAGATCAAAATCGTCTTTCATTTCGTCTGGTGGACCCATGTCGTCTCCCATGTCATCACCGTTCATTGCGTCAAATTTGGCCTGTAGTTCATCTACAATAGCGTCTAGATCTTGGAATAATTCTTCTGGGGCTTTGTCGCTCATTTCGTCGTCACCCATTTCTCCATCTAGTTCACCTTCTAGGTCGTCACCCATATCTGGTGTGTCACCCATTTCATCATCAGCTTCGATGGCAATGTCTTCGAAACCTTCTTCCATTTCTTCGTCTTCTTCATCTACTGCTTCGTCGACTTTGTCTTCGTCTTCGTCGTCCATTGCTTCGTCAACTTCTTCGTCGTCTTCTTCAGCAGCTTCGTCTAATTCTGCATCGATGAGATTTTCATAGATCTCACGAGATTTCGCAACTACGTACTCGTGGAATAATTCTTCTGCTTTAGCTTGATCGTCGTTGACCAGGCTTTCGAGCATCTGCTCTAGTTTACTTTTATCTGACATGTTTATTCTCCTTAAAGATGATTTGGCTGTCGTGCTTTATTTACTACAGTTGTAATAAAACTGTGTTAAATGGTAGTTTTTTGATTGATTTAGTTATTGTAAATAACTTCTGGGTAATTTAATTTAAACTCGTGATAGTTGATATGTTTGAGATTGGGATGCTGATACCCTAATTGATCAGGCACAAATGCACCGTCTTCGATCACTCTAACAAACTTGATCTGTCTAAATTCTTTGATAACTTTTTCAGTTTGACTTAGCCAGTTGCCGTGGAATGTAGGAGCATCTGTACTTTTCTTGTAGTTGAATGTGTCTGCATACACATTATTGAATTTCCCACCAGCTCCTTGATAGTCAAACCCCAATATATAGATAGTTTGATAGGTATGTGTACTGGCAAACCATAGTGCAGTAGGACCACTGCTCCAGCCTTTATGCGGGCTAAAAAAATTGATATTTGCTTTGGATGACACACCTTTGTTGGAATTGGTCCATACTTGATGTGTTCTATGATAGCCAGAAGCTATGATTTCATTTACCATCTTGACATCAACTGCTACTAGATAATCTGGGGCAAATTCGCGATACAGGGCGTTGCAACCGTATACGGTGCCTCGTTCTTGAAAGTTTCTAGGATCTACGTTTAGTCTGCTTTTGCCGTTGCCTAGTACAAAAGCCACATCATTCCGCTGGCGCTGCTTCAACTGGTGTTCCATACATTTGTCTTATGAATTCTTGTTCTGACTGTTCTTCAAATTCGTGTGCTTCACTTTGTTGACGCAATTGATTTATTTGTCTAAGTGTTAATCGAATCTTTCTTGTGTCACTTTTTTTGACCACAGAAGAATCTCTGGCGCTGTCGTATCTACGATCAACTGCAAAATCATTGTTGTTGTCGTTGAAATATAAAAATTCTAATAGGAGCATATTGTATTTATATTTTATACTGCTGCGGGTGCTGGGGCGGCCTGATCTTCTGGTGCTGCGGCTTGTTGTTCAGCTGCTGCCGCCATAGCTGGATCAGCTTCTTGATCTTGTGCGCCAGTTTCTGCTCCTAGACTACCCGGCGTAATGCCAATACTACGCATTTCACTACTAGCATCAGGTGCTGGTTTTAAATTGCCGCCGTTTTCTTCTCTCCACATGCGTTCGTTTTCTTTGATTTCTTCTTCTGATAGTCCTAAGAATCTTTTAAGAGCAAAACGCTTGCTGAGATGCGGCATTTCTTGAACCTGCGAAAATATTGCTGCTCTAGTGGTATCTAGTTCAGCCTGACGATAGGCTGCAAAATTCTGCGGTTCGTTGAATTTTAATTCGAATAAACTGGAATCAATGTTGATACCATTGTTATTCATCCAATATTTGAATTCAACATCAAACGTTTCTACCACCATGGCCTGCAGCCGTTTACAGTATTCATTGAATCTCAGTTCTTGAATATATGCTGTACCCACTTTACCATCTGCTAGGCTGTTAGGCGCTTCATCAACTGCTGTGGGCAAATATGCACTGGGAATTCTTAAAGCACGAAATAACTTGTTGGTAAAATAACGCAGGTCAGTGATTTCTCCTAGATTAGTTCCTCCTGGTAGTGTTTCCACTTTTGAACCACGACCTTCTGCTGTCTGCGGGAAAAAGTAGTCTTCACTGGCACTAAGTGGATTGTAACTGGCATCAACCATGTTTTGTCCGCCACCTGTAGAACTAGGAATGCGTCTTTGTTGTATTTCGTTTTTAACACGTTCAACAAAACTCATGGCCATGTGTGCTGGCATGTTTCCAACGTCTACATAGAAAATACGTCTTTCTGGCGCACGTTGTATACGATAGATAATAATCGCATCTTCTAACAATTCTTTCTGCTTGTAGACTTTGAAAACTGATTCTAGTAATGAATTACCAAACGGGTAGTTGTTGTCCAAGCCTTCACTGAGCGTGATGTGTACCACGTGTTTGGCATCTACTGTAACTTCATTGGTTTGATTGTGAAATCTAGTGCCTGGTGATTGTGCTGCTGCGCCAACCATTCCTCGCCCTAATCCACCTCCACTAGAATAGCTACTTGTACCGCTGGGTGCGGTGTTGGTCGTGTTGTGGGGAGTGGTTGCAATTAATTCTTTAAAATTGAAATTAATGTCTTTGATCACATATTGTTCGGGTATCTTGCCTTCACTTTCATTGACGATAATTTTTGTAACTTTGGCTGCATCTACAAACAACCATTTTTGTGTTTGCGGATCTCTAACGAAAAAACAATCTCCGTACTTGAAGGTGTTGCGCACAATTCTAAATATTCTTGTTTCAAATTGTTGTTGCTTGGTCCACTTTTGTAAACTGTCTTTTAGTAATTTTACTTCAGTTGAAGTGGGTTTGCCTTTGAAGTAAAAATGAAACGGTGTGGCATTTTCTTTGTCTTTTTGTGTGCAGAATTCTGCAAGTATGTCTAAGGCAGCATTGACTTCTGAATCCATATCCATGGTATCATACTGCATATATCGTTCAACACGATTGGGACTTCCTGCATAAACATCTGGTAAAAAACTAGAATAGTTTGCACGAGCCGGACCCGGACGGCCACCCCCAATGGGACTCATCGATCCTGTTTGATTTTCTATTTTTATCGGCGTAAAATATTTTTTCCAGCTCATTATTTTTCCAAATTATACAGGTGATTTAAACATGTCACCAAAACTAAATCCTTTTTGCACACGTAGCTGATCACTATTGATGTTGGCCAATTGACTATTGATAGATATTAATTGTTCCAACTTACTATTTAACGAAGACAGCTGTGATACTGAATCATCTTGACCAAGTGATTGTTTACCAGTTTGGGTTTCAACGTCGTTGGAATTGTCATATCCGCGGCTACCGCCTTTGTTGGCTGCATTGGATTCTGGTCCAGCAACACTGCTGGCCGCATCAGCCATTTCTATACGTTTCAGTAGACTTGTTACAGAACCCATTGCAGATTCTGCTGGATCTGGGGCATTGTACTCAGCTGCTGCATCAATACCTTGGCCTTGTAATGCTGCTGCCATGTCCGATAATTTTTGTCTCATCATCTCAGTCTTCTCAACAAGCTCTGGACTGGTATCAGCAAACGTATTTTTGGAATCACCGCTTCTCAGAAAATCTACGCTATCTAATTGTGCTCTAAGCTGATTGTATGCAACTTTCATAGAAGTTCCAAGATCAGGAGCTTTTGGCATATTGCTAAAAGTCACAGGAATGTTTTTACCGCCTGGCAACGGTACCACAGCTTCGGTGCCGTGTAATTCAGCATCAAATCCACTCATAGGACCTTTAACAATCCCCCCATCTTTTGCTGAAGGTTTACCTGTATCTGGACTAGTTTCTTTCCCGCCTGCTCCTGCAACTTTTACAGATTTACCTGGTGCTGCAGGATTGTCAGGGGATCCTCCCCTGGCTTCTTTGGCTTCTATGTGCCAGGCTTCTGCACTCACAGGTCGAGCAAAACCAAATTTTTCAAATAGACCTAGACCTACTGCTTTGTTGGCATCTGCAGAATTTATATCAAAAGCTAGACCAACTTCGTGTTTACTACGTCCTGGAGGAGCTGCTCTTGGCGATCCATACTTTTTAAATAATTCTGCTTGTTCTTTTGAATCTCTATAGGCAGTATTAACCTGCATCTTTTGACCGGTAGTATTGAAATATTCTGATGCCATTCCAGCAAGACGTTTTTGAACTCCAGGTTCCAGGCCTTGTAGATTTACTCCAGGTTGAAGTTTTAGATATTTTGATAAGTCGCCAACGTCAGCCTGCATGCCTTCTGGTGATGCACCAGTTGGTTGTTTGTCACCCACAGCTGGTAATTTTGGACCACCAAGGTCTCCACTAGCAGATCCACTACCTCCACCACCACCGGAAGATGATGATGCAGCGCCTCCGGCCGCGCCTCCGCTACCACCACCACCACCGCCTCCTGCTGATGCTTTTCCGGCAGCACCACCACCACCTCCACTAAGACCTCCAGCTTTCATTGCTTTAGCAATTTCTTCAGGCGTTTCTGCTTTGCCGTTCTTTAAAGGTGGTGTACCGGGTGCTGATTTAAGTTTGCTGGCATTTTTATCAGCTTCTTCTTTTTCTTTCTTTGAAGTGTCTAAACGTTTTTGTGCAGCGTTTAAAGATTCTAGTGCTGCTTTCTTTTCTTCATCAGTTTTGGCAGCTGCATATTTTTTATCTGCTTCTTGAACTTCTGATCTTGCCGAAGCCAGTGCTTTTTCTTTTTCTTGTTGCTGTTGTGCCGCTTTAATATTGTTAGCAAAGAATCCGTTCTGCTGTGCGCTAAACGAGTTAAGCATGGCCATAGGACTGGATAGATCAACTTCTTTAGTTTCTGTTTTGGCTTCGGCTGCTTTTTTCTCAGCTTCAGTTTTGTCCCCAACTGCTTTTAATTCAGCTTGTTTTTTGGCTGCAATGCCATCTTTACTGCGCTGTTCGTTACGTGCTGCTATTGCTGCATCACGTTTGTCTCTTGCATCTAGCTTCTTAGCTTCTTCTGGATTTGTTTTTCTAAGAGCTTCTCTTTCAGCTTTAGCTTTGTCTGCTGCGGCTGCTTTATTTCTAGCTGCAGATTCTGCAGTTTCTTTCTCGTCAGCAGCTTTTTTATCAGCAGCAGTTTTGGCATCTGCTGCTTTATTTGCTTTCATTTGATTGCCCATATCGGCAGCAATCTCATTTCTCTTTTGACCTTCGGCTGATAATTCTTTTTCAACTTCTTGTATTTCTTTCTTGAAACTTACTCCTGGAATTAAATCTAATAATTTAAAAATTCCCATTTTAAGTTGCAAAAATACTGTTTTCATTATGCTGCCGACGTAACTAACAGCATCTCTCAAGACGTTAAAATCAATTCCTAGACCTTTAACACCATCAACTAGTTTTTTAGCACCGTATACTAATAGCCCCACAACAGCTATAACTGCAAGTACAGGGGCTGCTATTGCTAGAAAAGGAGCCACAGCAGTCCATACTCCCGCTGCCATGGCTACCAACGATGCAATAAATGGTAACGATGCCACTGCTTTGGCCGTGTCAGCTGCTGCTGAACCCCAGGCTGCAAGGGTCTTCGCTGTATCAGCGGCTGCACTAGCCCATGCGGCAACAGTAGCAACAACTTTGGCAGCAGTAAGTCCAATCATTACTCCCATAAACACTGCTAGTATAGGTTCTAGATTGTCTTCAATAAAATCACTAACTACATAAAGTGAACTTTCAAATAGTCCAAGAACTCCTCCTGTGCTTTCCAACAAAGGATTTAACATAGATCCAATAATACCGCCTAATTTTTCTATTATCGGAACCACAGCAGTAGTTACAAAATCTGCTAGAATTCTAAATGCTGGCATTACATAGTTTTGGACAATGCCTACAGCAACTCCAAGCACAGCCGTAAACAGTTTAGCTGCAGGTATTAACACACTACCAACTACCTCTGCCAGTGTGCCCATTGCACCCATCATCACATCAATTAGACCACTACTGGCCAAGAAGTTGGTAAATGTATTACTGAATTCTGCAAGTTTTTGTTTGGATTTTTCTAACGCCTCTGCCTGATTGGCTTTTTTTAATGTCTCAGCTTGTTCATCTGTGGCCTGGGACAATCCAT